ACTTGTTCTGGGGTTTTGAGCTGGCACGACAACCAGTCTCATCACCATGGACATGTATCACTCGTAGGGTATGTCCATCCCTGACTTCCTTACATCACTTTCACCAATCACAACCAAGGCATCTCTTCGGAGGTGCCTTTTTCTTTACACAAAGAGCGAAACCATGATCATCAATCGCCAAGCCCTTCTTGAGAAGGCACCAATTGCAAACATGTCCGACACAAAGCAACGCTCTCATGGTGTATCTTGGGGGTTGGCAGAAGCCGGGTATGATATTCGCATTGCACAGGATGTTGTCTTTTCCCCATCCCGACATGGTGGCATGCACGTCACTGTGAACTCCGGACCGGTCCAATACAGCCGGTTCACAATCGCTTCTGCCATCGAAGAGTTTCATCTCCCTGAAGATCTCGTTGGTGTGGTGCATGACAAATCGACATGGGCTCGAACAGGCCTGTCAGTCTTCAACACAGTTATTGAACCAAAATGGAAAGGTTTTTTGACTTTGGAACTTGTCTATCACGGCAACGAGTTCCTTCACATTCCAGCCGGTGCAGGCATTGCACAGGTTCTCTTCTCTCAGATTGCCAACCCTGCTGCCTACAATGGCAAATATCAGGATCAGGCAGATCGTCCAGTTGAAGCAATCTTTGAAGGTGCAGCATGACAAACCGTGTCCCACTAGATCTCATCTTCATTCACGAAACAGATGTAGCCATTCTCGTCAAAGATTCAGAAGATGGTACTGCTGAGTTCATCTCAAAGTCTGATGTTGATTATGATGACACGTACTTGGTTCCCGGCATGATCGGTAACTTTGAAATCGAAGAAAGTGCAGCCATAGAGGCTGGCTTCGTTTAGACTTACGGCCTGGGCATGCGACTAACTGCCCAATACCTCTTGACCTAATCCTTCATATGGGTGATGTATTACACACCACATCACACCAAAGCAGTTTCACTCACTGCAAACATATGAGGGCTAGTTTGGACACTGCCGTACAAACACAATACGAGGCCGTTGAGGCCATGTTTGGTAACATGATGAAAAAGTTGGCTGAGGCAGAGGGACACAAAGCACGTTTGCCTCCTTCAGAAATGAAATATCATGTTCCGCCTCCTAGCCGTATCAAGAAAGACGTTATGGCTTATCTACAAAACTCTTCTGGTCCTGTGACCACCAAAGACCTTCTCACCAACATATCAGATGCACAGGCTCCCAACCTTCGTAGGGTCTGCCGTGATCTCGAAAAAGTTGGTTTCATTCGCACAGAACGAACCAAAGAAGGGTGTCTCTACACTTTCCTCGGAGACGTGTAGCTTTTCCAAATATAACGAATCTGGGGAACTATAACTGGCTCCCCTTTTCCTCTTACATACTTCCCCAGATTGGTTACATTTGGGGAATGCCTGAATCAAAATCCGCATACCTCGTTATCGATCAGCGCCCTCTTCCCGGAGAGGCAAAGAAGCCTGCTGAGTTGATCCAGGTAACAGGGCATGAGAACCTCTCTCTTGCTGCTCGTCGATCGATTACCTTGCTCTGGCACAATGCCCATTCTCAGGGGATCCAAGAGAACAAGGATTACATCATCGAGATCTCTAATCTCATTGGTTCCAAACACAAGGGATATGAGATTGTTGTCGAGTCCATTGAGGCTCTGATGAAAACCCTGGTCACTGTCAAACATGCAGACGGATCAACCACACGGGTCCAGTTCCTTGGTGGCAACGATCTGGATTCTCCAGATCGGCCAGCCGGAACTTTGACCTACTCCTTTGACAAACGTCTCACCAAAATTCTAAGCAACTCAACCATTTGGGGGAAGATCAGCTTTCCTGTGTTGCTGTCTCTCTCCTCCAAGTACGGTATCTCTCTCTATGAGAATGCTGCTCAACTCTCTGGGCTCGATCACAAGATAAGTCACACGTACACACTCGATGAGTTCAGAACTCTCTTGGGTGTGGAACCAGACAAATATCCTTCCTATGGGAACCTGGCTCAGAAGGTGATCAAGCCTGTAGTACGAGAGATTAATACTCTTGCCGACTTTCACATCTCAGTGGCTCCCATCAAGACCGGTCGAAAGGTAACTCACATTCGTCTGGGTTGGTGGAAGAAGAACATCGATGAGATCAAGTCAGCTTTCCAAGAGCTACAACAACCAAAAGTCGGCCGCAAAGCTCGTATCACCAACACGGTCAGTTATGTTTTGGACCCAATGCCAAGCGTCGGAAAGACCACAAGACAGTCTCTCAAGTCTGATGTGATCGACGAAGACTGATCTTCCCCAGATTAGTTATAGTTCAGCCCACATACGTTATCTTTCACCCCAGATTCGTTACGGCTTGCCCCAGATTGGTTATGTTTAGGCCGCTAACAGTTTGTTTTTTCGAGTGTTTTCTCACCATGAATCTTTGAATCAGAACATGTAGAATCTTACTAAGGAGCAGTCAGAACGATGGCTCTCTTTCTAAAGATACCTGACCGGTTTGTTCCTTTCCCGGTCAGGCTTTGAGGACGTCACCAGGTACACCTGGAGCACTCCTCCCTTCTGTCCATCACCGGGGTTTTTCCTTCCTCTCCTCGGTGGTGGACAGATACGCATTCATTAAATGAATAAGCATATCACCATTGGTTCGACGCTCTGCTTTGCATAGAGCTCTAAAGCGTAGATATTCTTCCTCTTCTACCCGGATCGACATCTGCACAGTCGGATTGATGTCACGAGACTTCCAACGTCCTCGTTCAAGCTCACGACGCTCTGATTCTTTCAGTTGATCCAGCTTCTTGAAATCCATCGCCTTAGGCATGCTTCATCTCCCCATTGATCTTGTGAGGTGACTTGCGCATACGATCGATCACCTTCAGGTCTTTCTTCAACTCTTCTGCAAACAACTCTGCATTGGCAATGGCCTTAGCCACACCAGTCACTTCACTCGTATTCATCTGGTAGAGTGAACCACCAAGGTTGTGCAGTGAAGAGAATGCAGTCCTGCGATGAAGCTCTGTAGCAAATGCTCCTACCTTATCACGTACCTGCTCATTCAGAGACTTCTCCAGACGTGATTTAACCGCGGCCTGAGTACGAGCAAACAAGATACGTACCGGAATCTCCCGACGCATCTGACGAGCTTCCAGAGCCAGCTCAGACATTGTCTCAATGGCTCCCTCAGCGTCCTGCTGTTCATCTCCCATCGGGATGATGACAAGATCGCTCTCTCCCATAGCAAATGCGTTCAGGCGAGTTGCTGCACCTTCCAGATCGATGATTACGAACTCAGCCCGTTCTTTGGCTGCCTCGATCTCTTCGTGGATGTGCTTCTCTCCACGAGTGCTCATGACCTCAAGACGAAGAGGAAGCTTTCCCTTCTCTGACCAGCCCATCAATCGTTTGGCTGGGTCAGCATCAATCAGACACACCTTGTGGTCACGACATAGTGTCGTCGCCAAGATGATTGCAGAGGTTGTTTTCCCTGCCCCTCCTTTAGACGATGCAAAAGTAAGTACCGGCATACCAAACTCCAAGTTTTCCCTAGGTCAACTTGACACAGTATGTGACGTGCTGTCACGTTAAATCGTATCACACCACATCAAATTATACTAATGTCTTGAAAACTAACGAAAGTTTATCCTTGCTTACATCAAAAGATGCAGCTTACCCAACCAAACCAGGAGACCAAAATGTCCTCTAAAGTTGAACACATCTCAAACTTCTTCACCCCTATAATTGATTCACATGCTTTGATGAGTCGCAACGGGGAATACTTCGAAGCACCTCTCTTCCACCGAAACCACGAACTATTTGTTCAGGTCGGGAAAACCTTCATCAAGCTTTCTCCAAACGGAAACCTCACCAGCAAATCCGGAACCTACTGGCGAGATCTAGAGCTCTCTAAAGGTGACTACACCACCGAGCAAGGTCGTCTTGTCTGGCTCCCAGTCAAAAAGCGCAAAGCAGCCTAAGGACACACAATGCCTACACCTACCAAAGCACAACTCACTGCAGATCAGCAGGTGGCCGTCGATGCCTTCTTTGAGTTTCTTGTATCTGACGCTTCCACCTTCGTTCTGTCTGGTGGTGCCGGTGTCGGCAAGACGTTCCTCATGAACTATCTCAGCAACGATCTCATGCTCACCTATGAGCGTTCCTGTGGTATCATGGGGATTGATCCAGTTCCCTACAACATCCACTTCACAGCCACTACCAACAAGGCTGGAGAGGTGCTTGAGCGGTCTGTGAACCAGCCTGTTCAGACCATCCACTCTTTCTTAGGTCTGAGAGTCTGGGACGATTACAAGTCCGGCAAGACCAAAATCGAGACATCTCACAACACCAAGACACATCGTCAAATCATCTTGTTCATCGATGAATCTTCAATGATTTCCACAGAGCTTTACGAGATCATTCTCAAGCATGTGGTCGACAGCAAGATCGTGTTCGTTGGGGACAAGTCTCAGCTCTCCCCTATCGGAGAAGAGATCTCACCGGTCTATCTCAACGTGGATCCAGACTACTTTGTCCACCTCACACAGCCTGTCCGTAATGCCAACACACCGGCACTGGTCGACTTGTGTAAGCAGCTGCGGGAAACCGTAGAGACGAACCAGTTCTATCGTATCCGTTCCAATGCTCCAGCTATTCAGTTCCTCAATCCTTCCCAAATGGAGGAGAAGATGAACGAGTACTTCCTGGAACAAAACGACTCTGCTCGCATCCTTTGCTACAGCAACAGCAGGGTCAGCGACTACAACGAGTATGTCCGTGAAATCCGCGGATTACCCAAAGAGTTCGTTGAAGGAGACCAGCTCGTAGTTGCCACAACCTTTGCCCGTGGCAAACTGGTTCTCAACGTAGAACGGGAAGTCTACATCCACAGTGCTGATCCACAGATCTACAAGTATGGCTATGCTGATGTTACTCCAGACGGACAAGAAATCCTTTACCGTAATCTTGGGATAACACCCCGTGCGTCTTTTATGGATCCAGTGGAAGTCCCAGTAGCCGTTCGTCCTGCTCATGTGGCTGCCACACTCAAAGTGCTTAAGAAGCGTAAGGATTGGGGTCGGTATTTCGAGCTGAAAAACTTCATGGCCGATCTTCGCGGCAAGGAAGCCTGTACTGTCCACAAGTCTCAGGGAAGCACCTACGAAACGGTCTTCGTTGATCTGGGCAATATCGGCTGTTGCCACGATGCAGAGATGGTTGCTCGTATGCTCTTCGTCGCTGCGTCCAGGGCCACTTCACAGGTCTTCTTCTACGGGGACCTTCCCTACAAGTACCAAGGACCTGATTATCATGCCACAACCAACTCCCTCGCTGCAGAATGAGTATCTCACCCGTATCATTGATGGTATCGGAGAAGCCGATGCCCTGATGTTCAATCGGGAAATCGAGACAATCATTCAACAAAACGCTGAGCTCTCCAATAATCGGGAGGGCTTTCTTTTTGGAGGGCGCTTCTACAGCCTGCTCTCTATGAAAGAGCAACGGACTGCTAAGAAGCTTCCTCTGCATCATTCTCTTCATGAACTTGGTGAGGCTCTCTCCAAATCCATTGATGAGTTCCAGAGAGACAAGAACAGACTTCGGCAAGGTCTCTCCGTCGTTCTGCGTGGTTGCTCTAACCAACAGGATGTTAGGGATGCTCTACCAAACGCAGTTCGAATGATTTTGCCTGAGCTGGGTTCCTTACAACGGACCAGACCTGTTGCTTGGACCCTCCAAGATAAACCGATGCTGCTGAGCCAGTTCGAGAAAACCGAACAACTGCTCCAGTATTATCTCTCAAGCCGGATCCTCTACTGATGCGATACCAAACTTTCACCGACTCTCAGCCGTCAACTTTCCCAATCTGCTTTCTGGCTCCCAAACTCGAAAAGGATGGGATGGTCAGAGAGTATTTCGGGGAAAGTGGCCTCAAGCCAGAAGAAGTGGTGGCCTACCAGCTTCACATCACTGGCAAGAAAACATCTGTGGCCGACCAAAAGGAGTTCCTCGATGAGCTTCTACCTGCCCTGACAACCATCGGAACAGAGTACCTGATGGTCACAGATGGGGATTACTTCAAAACCTTAACCGGTGTGAAGAAAGCCCAAGCTTATGCAGGATACGTCCTGCCCAACAAATACCCGGAGAGCCTTCAAGGAAGGTTCAATGTCATCTTCATTCCAAACTATCGCCAGGTCTTCTATAACCCTGAGCCAACCCGTTTGAAGATTCAGGATGCCTTCAAGGCTCTCTGGGATCACCGTATCGGCCAATACCAGGAACCAGGACATGCAATCCTCAAGCATGCCGCTTACCCTACCTCTACGGTCGATATTGCTGCATGGCTTGCCAAGTTGCTGGACATGCAGTGTGACCTCACCTGTGACATCGAAGCTTTCTCACTGAAGCACTATTCAGCCGGGATCGGTACGATCTCATTCGCTTGGAACCAGCATGAAGGGATTGCTTTCCCTGTTGATCTTGGTTCCAGCCCGGAAACTGTTCGGGAGATGCTTCGGACTTTCTTCCACGAGATGCAGCACAAGCTGATTTTCCACAACATTAGCTATGACGTCTACGTACTCATCTACCAGCTTTTCATGTCCGATCTCTTGGACACGGAAGGTCTGCTCGATGGCATGGACGTCATGCTCAAGAACTGGGAAGACACCAAGCTCATTACCTACTTGGCAACAAACTCCTGTGCAGGCAACAGCCTCGGCCTCAAGGACCAGAGCCAAGAGTTCACCGGTAATTATGCGGTTGAAGAGATCAAAGACATTCGGTCAATTCCGATGGCTGAGCTTCTCGAATACAACCTCATTGATGCCTGTGCCACCTGGTATGTCTACCACAAACACTATGACACCATGGTGGCTGATGAGCAGCTTCATATCTACGAGACACTCTTCAAGCCAGCGATCTTGGACATCATTCAAATGCAGCTCACGGGCATGCCTTTGGACATGGACAAGGTCAAAGAGACCAAGCTGCTCTTGGAAGTGGACCGGGATGACTCACTCAAGCGCATCCATGGTCATGCACCGGTTCGGGAATTTGTTCACAAACTGAACGAGGAAGCCGAAACAGAACGTTATCAAGGATGGCTCGATCGTAAGGCAGCCGGAACCAAAGTGAGACCCTACACGTCTGGCAACTTCGACAAGGATTTTAATCCAAACTCGCCAGACCAGGTTCAGCGTCTTCTCTATGAAGAACTGGGCCTGCCAGTCATTGAACGAACCAAGTCCAAACAGCCAGCCACTGGTGCGGAAATTCTGGAGAAGCTCAAAGCTTTCACAGAAGAGCCAGCCATCAAAGCTTTCTTGGATGCTGTTCTCGACTTCAAGGCCGTGGACAAAATCTATGGAACGTTCATTCCTGCAATGGAAGAAGCCATCAAAGCTTCTGATGGCGCCTACTACCTGTTCGGTAACTTCAACCTCGGAGGCACTGTCTCTGGCCGGTTGAGTTCATCTGGTCCCAATCTTCAGACCATCCCAGCCACTGGATCCAAGTACGCGAAACTAATCAAGGACTGTTTCCGTGCGCCAAAGGGCTACTTGATGATTGGACTGGACTTCGCTTCTCTCGAAGACCGGATCTCTGCTCTTACCACCAAAGACCCCAACAAGTTGAAGGTTTACACGGATGGGTACGACGGTCACTCGATGCGGGCATTCTCCTACTTCCGGGAGCAGATGCCTGACATCGAAGACACTGTTGAGAGCATCAATTCCATTGCTGGAAAATACAAGCCGCTTCGGCAGGCGTCCAAGACGCCAACCTTCGCTTTGACCTATCAGGGAACCTACATCACCCTAATGGCGAAATGTGGGTTTTCTGAAGAGGAAGCTCGCAGCATCGAAGCCAGATATCACGAACTCTACCGAGTGAGTGATGAATGGGTAGATGAGCAGCTCGAAGAGGCTTCACATACTGGCTATATCACGGCAGCGTTTGGCCTGAGGGTTCGTACTCCCTTACTCCATCAGGTCATCAGAGGGACGTCCAAAACTCCCTATGAAGCTGCGGCCGAAGGTCGGACAGCAGGCAATGCACTAGGACAGTCCTGGTGTCTCCTGAACTCTCGCGCAAGCACTGAGTTTATGGGAAAGGTGCGTCGAAGCCCTTACCGCCTGCTGATCCGGCCAATAGCGCATATCCATGATGCGCAATACTTCCTCATCCCTGACGACATTGACGTGGTTCAATACGTCAATGAGCACTTGGTGAAAGCCGTACAGTGGCAGGAACATCCTGCTATTGCACATGACCAGGTGAAGCTGGGTGGGGAGCTCTCCATCTTCTGGCCCTCATGGGCTTACGAGAAGGAAATCCCGAACCATGCAAGCAATGACACGATCTTTGATTGCATCTCGGAACATCTCGATGACCTCAACAAAACAGGAAAGAAAGCTGCTTAATGAATCCTCTCTATCCAGGAACGGACACAGCTCCGAAAACCAAGAAAGCATCGAGCAAAGCTGCTGATGCCCCACAAGGCGAGGTGAAGGAATATTTTCACCTTGTTGCAGCTCAGGCCATCTACTCAAAAGATGACCAACTCAAACAGCGCACGGTCAATATCATGTTGATCACATCGTCACCCAACATTCTTCGAGACGATCTCGACAAGGCGAACCAGGGTGTCATGGCTCGTTTGAACAAGGAGAACGATGTCACACCGGATCAACTCCGAGACATCGTGCTCCTTAATATCTTCCCGCTTGCTTACACCACGCAGGAAGACTTCTCTAAGGCTCCCGCTGTTCCAGAAACAGTGAAAAGCTAATCGATCGGTGGTTGGTCACATCCCTATCTAGGGTTTAGGACCAACCACCATCACACCAAAGTACATCAAACCATAGAGCCAGGGGAATACACTCATGGGAAAAATCACCAACATCACAGGCATCGGCCTGCCCATGGCCGTCTGGCTGGCATCTGATGGCTACGACTTTACACCAGACAACCGGTCCATTTCAGCCACATCCCTTCTCAAGCCTGTTCGACAGATCCTGTTGAAAGAACGTCTGACAGAGAAGGTTGAAAAGACACCCGACCTTACCGACTATATTGCTTCTCGCTTGGGTCATTCGATCCATGATGGTATCGAGCAGTCTTGGAAAACCTCTTATCAGGACGCCATGCAGAAGCTGGGATATCCCCAGCAAATCATCGATCGAATAAAGATCAATCCCGAGACCATCGAAGATGGAGATCTCCCTGTTTACCTTGAGCTTCGTGGCTCTCGTGAAATCATGGGATACATCATTTCAGGCAAGTTCGACATTGTTGTCGATGGTGAGCTGAACGACTTCAAGACCACTTCAGTCTACACCTGGCTCAATGGCTCCAAAGAAGAAGATTACTGTCTCCAAGGCAGTATCTATCGCTGGATCCATCCAGAAAAGATCACCTCCGATTACATCACGATCAACTTCATCTTCACTGACTGGCAGCGGGGAATGACCAAAGCCAACCCGAACTACCCGTCTCAACGTGTGAAGGAACATCGTGTCCAGCTCATGTCTCTTGAGGAGACAGAGAATTGGATCAAAGAGCGTCTTCGTTCTTTGGAAATGAATGCCGACAAGCCTGAAAGTGAGCTCCCCTTCTGTCCTGAAGAAGCTCTTTGGCGCAGCGAAACAGTTTGGAAATACTTCTCCAATCCCAACAAAACAGATGGTCGATCCACCAAGAACTTTACCGACAAAGCCCAAGCCTACCGCTTCATGCAAGACAAAGGTGGCAAGGGAGTTGTGATCGAGGTTCCCGGTGTCGTGAAAGCATGTGGCTACTGTGACGCTGCTCCCATCTGCACCCAAAAGGAGCTCTATACTCATGATTGATTTCGACCAAGTTCCCCACCACCCGGCTATTGAAGAGATCACTGACGTTCTCTGCACTCGCCTACAGAACAATGACCGTCACTTCTTTCGTGTGATCGCAGCCTACTATCTCACCACCATTGGCTCATCTATGCGAGCTCGTGTCTCTACCAAAGACCGCGGTGAAATCCCTGTGAACTGTTATGCCATTGCTCTCGCCACATCCGGCGCCGGCAAAGGCTACTCGACAGGCCTCATGGAGAATTCATTCCTTGATGGCTTCCGTGATCGCTTTACCACAGAGACTCTTCCCATCATTGCTGAACGTACCTTGTGGCGTCATGCCATGAGCCGCTCTGCTCGGAACCAGACAGAAGCTCAAGACGAGTATGATGGTCTGGAGAAAGAGTTCAAAAGCACTGGTGCCTACCCGTTCTCTTTTGATGGTGGCTCTGAAGCTGCCATCAAACAGGTCCGTCAAAAGCTGCTTCTCGCTGACATTGGTTCCATCAACTTGCAGATCGATGAGATCGGTCTCAAGTTCGGCCAGGGCCATGTTATCGAGGCAATGACCACGTATCTGGAACTCTATGACCAGGGCCTGATCAAAAACAAGCTCACCAAGAACGGAGCCGACAACAAGCGTACAGAAGAGATCCATGGCAAAACACCCGCCAACTCTTTCTGGTTCGGTTCCCCTGATAAGCTTCTGGATGGAGCCAAGATTGAAGAAGCATTCTACTCGATGCTCGAGACCGGTTATGCCCGTCGCTCACTCTTCGCTTTTGGTAAACCCAAACGGGCAGCCCAGGAAAAGACTGCGGCCGAGATCTATCAAGAACTGATCAATCCTACGACCGGTTCAGAGATCGCAAAGTGGGCCACTCACTTCACCTATCTGGCTGATCCAGACAAGCACAACTGGCTCATGGACCTGCCTGATGATGAGGGTATTGCTCTACTCGAGTACAAGATCCACTGTGAAGCTCTGGCAGATATGATGCCTCGGTACGACAGCATTCGTCGTGCAGAAATGATGCACCGGTACTTCAAAGCTCTCAAGCTTGCAGGTGCATTTGCCTTCATCGACGAGTCCTCTGTTGTCACCATGGATCATCTCAACTCAGCCATCAAACTGGTGGAAGAGTCAGGGGAAGCATTCAAGGAACTTCTCTCACGGGACAAGCCTCACATGAAGCTTGCAAAGCACGTCGCTGACGTAGACCGAGAACTCACTCATGCCGATCTGGTGGATGAGCTACCGTTCTATCCCAAGAGTGCCACTGCTCGTAACGAACTCATGGGTCTGGCAATCGCTTGGGGCTACCGGAACAACGTCATCATGCGGAAAACCTTTTCCGATGGGATCGAGTTCTTTTCAGGTGAGTCCCTCAAAGAGACTGATCTGAACGCTGTGAAGATCTCCTACTCAACCGATTATGCTGCTGGCTATACAGCAGATGAGGCTCCTTTCGATGAGCTTCACCGGTTGACCCAGTTGGATGGCTTTCATTGGGCAAACCACGCATTTCTGAATGAGCATCGCTCTGAAGACAATGTCATTCCAGGCTTCAATCTCCTGGTTGTGGATGTAGACGGAACAGCAGACATGGACCAAACCCATGCTCTGCTCGAAGACTACACGTTCATGACGTACACCACCAAGCGTCATACGCAGGCAGAACACCGTTTCCGTCTGATCTTCCCAATGAATTACGAGCTTAATCTCGACCGGGAAGACTTTGACCAGTTCATCAAGAACTTCCTTCAGTGGCTCCCGATCAAGGTCGATGAGCAAGCCATGCAACGGAGCCGTAAGTGGATGACCAATCCCAAAGGCACCTATCATATGAACCATGGCAAGCTGGTGGATATCCTGCCGTTCATTCCGAAGACATCCCGCAACGATGCCTTCCATGAGCGGAACAAAGAACTGGCCAGCTTGGACAACCTTGAGCGTTGGTTCGCGGAACGCATGGCAAACGGCAACCGTAACAATCAGATGATCAAGTTCGCATTGGCTCTCGTCGATAGCGGAATGGATTACCTGACGGTTGAACGCAGCGTCATTGAGTTCAACGACAAGCTCTCGGACAAGCTCGATATCAACGAGCTCAAGTCTACTGTGTTGGTCACAGCAGCAAAACGGATCGAAGAGAGGACCCCTTAATTGGGGTCCCTCCAATCTCACCTCTGAGCGTTTTTGCGTGAAGAACAAATCAAGAAAACAAAGGAAAGCATATGAGCCAGAACAAGAACATTGTTCTCATCATGGGCCGGCCGAACACTGGTAAATCCAGTTCACTTCGCAACCTGCCAATGGAATCTATGGTCTATCTCAACACAGACCTCAAAGAGATTCCCTTCCAGTCTCGTTTCGCGGCTGAGGCTGAAATCTCCAATGCAACCGACATTCTGGAATTCATTCAGGAGATCGAGACCAACCCCGATATCACCGGTGCTGTGCTCGATACCGTCACCTTCCTGATGATGATGTATGAGCGCCAGAACGTCGCCACAGCCAAAGACACTCAGAAAGCCTGGGGCAACTACGGCAACTTCTACCGTGACTTCATTCACGCCATCAAATCTGGAACCAAGGACTATGTGATCCTGGCTCACGAAGACACGGTCTACAATGAAGCCACTCTCACCAACGAGACCAAGGTGCCGATCAAAGGAGCCGTGGGTAAAGTTGGCGTAGAAGCTGACTTCACCACCATTCTTGGAACCAAGCAGATGCCTGTGACCAAGCTCAAGAAGCACGAGAATCCCCTTCTCAACATCACTGATGAAGAAGAAGAAGATGGGGTCAAATACGTCTTCACCACCCGTGTCACCAAAGATCACCCAGGTGAGAAGATGCGGGCTCCCATTGGCTTCTGGAATCGTGAAGAGCTCTACATCGACAATGATGTCAACCTCGTCTTCGATCGACTGAAGTCCTACTACGGCGCCGCTCAAGCCGCCTAACACACCACACCAATTCAAATCAAAACAAGGAAACTCATATGAGTATGTTCTCCAATCTCACCACTGAAGGCATGGAAAAAGCAGAAGACGTCGTCGGTGGCGGCAACTTCGATCCGGTCCCTACAGGCATTCATGATGCAACCGTCAAGCTGGCATATGCCATTACCTCTGCTGGTGGAGCCAAGGGTGTCTCCCTGATCCTCGACATCGGTGGCAAGGAAGTCCGTGAAACCGTCTATGTTACCAAAAAGACTGGTGAGAACTTCTACATCGACAAAAACGACAACAAGACCCGTCGTCCGATGCCAGGCTTTACCACTATTGATGAGCTCTGCCTGTTGACTACTGAAACCCACCTCGCTGAAGTCGAGATGGAAAACAAGATGGTCAAGATCTACAACAGGGAAGCCGGTGGTGAAGTACCGACCGAAGTTCCTGTCATCACTCCAATGCTTGGCCAACCGGTCAAAGTGGCACTGTTCCGCAAGATCGAGAACAAGACCGAAAAGAACACCAACAGCGGCATTTATGAGCCTATCAACGAGTCTCGTACCATCAACGAGATCGTTAAGTTCATGCACCCGGAAACTTCCCGCACTGTAAATGAGTACATGCAGGAAATTGAAGAGCCGGTCTGGGCGACTGAATGGGCCAACCGCTTTGGTGACAAAGACCTGAACAAGTTCCATGCCATTGAAGGTGGTGGTGCAGGTTCTTCGGGAACTGGTACACCTGGCTCTGCAGGCACTTCCGGTGAAGCCACTCCGAAGAAGAAGCTCTTCGGGTAATGCTCATTATCGGCATAGACCCAGGGTTCAGTGGAGCAATCGCTCTACTGAACTCCGATACATGGGCTCTTGAGGTTCATGACATGCCAATCTTGCCTGGTTCCAATTCGAAGACAGAACTGAACTGCCACATGGTAGGAACTCTTCTGTCTTCGGATGAACCAAGGAGCATGGCTGTACTGGAGAAAGTCTGGGCTTTCCAAGGTCAAGGCATTTCCAGCGCATTCCGCTTCGGTGATTGCTATGGAGCTCTCAGAATGGCCCTGATCGGCCATGGTCATGAGTTCCACAATCCCACACCCAATGTTTGGAAGAAGCACTTCAAGCTTGGCAAAGACAAGGATGGTTCACGCAAACTCGCCTCTGAACGCTTTCCAGCCAATGCTGATTTGTTCTCCCGAAAGAAGGATGATGGCAGAGCTGAAGCTGCTTTGCTGGCTCTCTACGGCAAAGAGAAACTTCTCTAACCTATTCGAATAAGAAAGAAAACATATGCAAAAACTTTTGCCAGATCAATCTGCTCTGCAAGAGTTGTTGTCATACAATCCTCTAACCGGTGTACTGATCTGGCATACTCGTGGTGAGCAATTATTCCAGTCCCCGGCTCGCTGTAGATCTTGGAACCAGCGGTATGCAGGTAAACCTGCCCTTAATCACATTGGTTCCCAAGGATACCGAACCGGGTCCATCTTGGGGACAACTTATCAATCCCATAGAGTTATCTGGAAACTCTTAATAGGAACAGATCCAACCTTCGTTGATCATATCAATGGAGACCGCTCTGACAATAGATGGGTGAACTTACGAAATGTTAGCTTCATCCAAAATCTACAAAACCAGCGATTAGCTTCCAACAATACCTCTAAGGTGCTGGGAGTTTATCACCTACCCCATACAGGCAAATGGATTGCCCGTATTTGCGTAAACCGAAAACAACATAATCTCGGTACTTACGCAAACAAAAAGGACGCCATTCAGGCTCGTAAAGCTGCTGAGCGTCTTCACAACTTTCACACAAACCACGGGAGCACTTCTTAGTGCTTCCCCCAACAAAGTTAGGAACATCCCATTCAGATCACACTGAACCAAGACGAAATCAACACAGCTGTTGAGATGTATCTGCACAGCCAGATCAACATCGCAGAAGGCCAAAAGTTCTCGATCGATTTCACCGCTGGCCGTGGCCCCAATGGTCTCACAGCTGCAATCGATATCCGGGCTGCAGCCTCCGTTGATACACCGAAATCAGCACCGACCCGTACTGCTCCTAAAGCAGTGCAGGACACTCCTGCCCCTGTTGCTGAACCAGAACCGACCCCTGAGCCTGAAGTCGTGATGGAAGAAGCTCCTGAAGAAGAAGCTCAGCCGGAGACTTCTGAAGAAGACGAAGCACCTGCAAAAGAGAAACCGGCTGCACCTGTAAAAACAGGTAAATCGATCTTCTCCAAGGCCAGCTAATCAGCTGTGCTCTGGAAAACAGTCATCGGTATTTATCTCCTTGTCATCGGGTTGCTCGTCTCAAACGTGCTCTCGATGGCTTGGATGATAATCGTGCAGATCGGTGCTCTTGCCGGTCTGCTCCTCATCGGATCGATCCTTTATCAAGGCGTCATCGATAAAACGTCCTCTGATAAAGACGATCCACATGGTTGAACCAGGTAGGGCTCCCCTCTAATGAAGGGAGCCCAGCCGGTCACACTGAAGATGTGAAAAATCAACACCAACCACACGAGGGGGAAAACTGGAGTGAGTGTCGATGCTTTACACGTATGGTTCTCCACCAATGTAAGGAACCCCAAGACTAAATAAATGTGCGGTAGGGAACTGTGAACTGGATGATGACGACCTCGACGGAGGTGGATCTGGTTGCGATGCAAAGTGGTAAGTAGAATGACTTGATCGCGCGTAAGAGCGTTTGAAAACCACATGTTGTATGCTTATCCCGCTAACCGTGGAGGTTGGAGATAGCTCAATGTGAGCCTGCACTTTTATTTAGTTTTGGCACGGCGCTTTTCGCCCACAAATGCCTATAAAAGCGCCCCACTCTTCGGAGTGTAGTCATGTCCGATAACTTTCAATTATCGGACATGACCCTTATTCAGTTCACCAAGCTATTCCACGGGTTCATAAAGAGCCCGTTATATCCCATTTCTGGCCCAATCGCGTATCCGAGGCGATTGTCGAGATAAGCCCCCAGACCCGAACCACTGATCACAGTGTCGATGTCTGCCATCGGACCTACCCCACCAGCATAGAACAGAGCGGAAGCTGGCCGTTCACGTACCATCCGAGCCATGATCTTCATGATCCGGATCTTATAGTTCATGAACCAGAGCATACCTGTGCTCTCAAGATAATCCCGATCCCGACCGGACAACCGGTTGTAGTTCACGAACTCTTCCTTGATCACATCCATCGCTTCAGCTTCTGTCTTACCCTTCACTTTGGTCAGGTGATCGTAAAGTACAGCCTTGGATACGAAGTCCCCATACTGGACAGCTCGGTTCAAGCCTTGGAACAGTGCAGTGTCTTTGGTGATGGCAAAGTTCTTGAATGCCGTCTGCACGCCACCAGGCAGCTTGTCAGCAGCCTTCTCAAAGAAATCACTGAGCTTCCCTTCCCGAATAGCCTGATCGGCTTCAGTGAGGCTCTCAGAGACTGTTGAGAATTCACCGGCTTCCAGCAGAGGACGAATGCTGAGCTTCTGGTTGGCATCATCGAGCACTCGCAACTCAGCAGTGATCCGACGAGCTTTGCTTGCATTGTCCACATTGGCAGCCAGTTCAGCGTTCAGTTCCAAGATACGTTCTTGGTTCTTCACATACTGATTGATCTCAATGAACTTGGCTCTCTGTGCTTTCACCAACTCCACCGGTCCTACACCCCATGTCAGCAGGTGCAGGTTGTTGGACAGCAGGTTCTCCCAGATCACAACCATCGATCGAACCACGATTGTAGTCTTGGCATAAGACACCAGATCACCGAGCCCGTCTTCAGTTTTGACCATGTACTTGTAGGCATTCTTGCCCATGACAGCTGTAGCAGCCGTCACCAGAGCTTGCTGTGTTTCAGGAGACCAACGGGACGTTCCTGTGAAGGCATCCCGTACAGACGCTTGGTGGAAGCCCAGTGCATCATTCACCAGATCTTTGCGAACCATGAGAGTATCTGCCTCATTAAACACATCACGAGCAGCATCTTTGATCCCGAAACCCATAGTGTCCCAAGCATCCCGAATGACAGCATCTTTGTGTTTGGGATCCGCCACATTGGTGAACTGGGTCCGACGCTCTTCAGGACTTGCTTCATCCCACTGATCTTTCAGGGTTTGAACCAAGGTCTTGTTGTAGCGATCAGACATGGTTTCTTCCACGATACGACCAGACCAGGCACCGAGCATCCGAGCCATGTGCTTGTCTTCCTGTAAAGCTTCCCGACGCTTGGGGTCCATGGTCAGCTCATACCCGGTGATGTCTCCATTGGCGCCATAGACAGGAACCATGGTCTCTCCATTGCCGGGTGCCAGATCGTTGTTCACTCGCTTCTTGACTCGCTTTGCCAGTTCAGCTTTCCGACCAGAGATAAACCCTGCCATCTCACCTGTCCGAGATACACCGGTTCGAGGATCAACACCCTGGAACGTAGCATGCACTGTCTGAGCCACGCCCTGGCGATAAGCAGATTTTCCGCCCACTGTAGACTGGTAGTAGCCACGGCTTCCGCGGTAGTTTTCTTGAGCATCTCCTTCGTAGTCACCAACACGTTCGTAACCGAGCTTCACCATCTCTTTGAAGTCCACATCGTCACGAACAACAATCGAGTTACCAGAAGCAGCCGTCACAGGAGCATAACCTTTCCAGCCGTTGATCCGAGACACAGCCCCATCTTCTCCATCAGCAATACGCTGTAGCTCCAGACCTTTGGTAGAGGCCTGATACCCAATGATGAACTTCAGGCCTTCCTCTTCGGTATTAGCCAATTCCTGCAGTGTGTCCTTGGTCTCTTGGCTCACCTTGTCCAACGCATAAAGTGTTGTCAGATCATCAATGGCTTCAATCAGGTCGGGAGTGACTTCGGAACCAGGCTGAACACCTTCGCCGTAGAGATTGGCGATGGCTTCTGCATTCCGCAGCAGGTTCGTTGAAGTGACTTCCTTATTCACCATCCAGTTCGCAAGTGCATTGGCTTTCTTCTTGTAAAGGGAACCGTTTTTGCTTGCCAACTCAGCAACCAGTGCTTCTGCCCGTTTGATCTTCACAGGCAACTGGCTCAGGTCTTTGAGCAAGGTCAGTGCCTGCTTGTTGCCCAATGCAGTCAGATCAGTCTGAGAAATACCTTCAAACATTTGTGTCCACTCATCACGGGTGATCTTGCGAGTGAACTTCTCGGACAGGATCTGAGGGATCTTCTCCCGGTAATCCTGACGCATGGCATCGACATGGCTCTTCACCTTGTTGACAAGATCCATCACAGCTGCATTGGATTTGGTCACACCCTGTAAATCAGTCCAGAATTCTTGTAGAGCTTTGAAGGGCTCAAGCTCATTGAGCATGTAGGTCAGACCATTGCCCACATCTTCCATGCTCTCTTTCGATCCCATAGCTGCAATCAGTTCGGCACTGACGAAAGCACCAGACTTGAGCACACCATCTGTGGGTTTTTGTTTGGACCGCAGGAAAGCCACTGCCTTCTTGGAGACACGATCCAGAAGAGCAGACAATTTCTGATCGAGCACTTCTTGAGGCTTCATCGCAATCCGGTCAGCTGTATGACGGCGCTCTACCTGATAGGTCGACAAAGCATTTTCCAGAGCCAGAAGCTGAGTGTCCATTTTCTTGCCGGACTTCTTCATCGCAATGGCAGACTGGGTCAGATAGTTGATCGAGCTGTTGGCCAGCCATTTCAGGGTGCCATCGACACTCCGCTCATACTCGACCATGTTCTTGGGTCCGTCCATCTCAGCAAGCTCAGCTTTGAAACCAGGATGAACCATGCCCAATGCCACGAAGGTTGCCAGCAGGTCTGTCTGACCTTCACTGGTTCGACGCAATCCACCTTTGCCGGCCAACACACTCAGTGATCCTGGCTTGGCATTCTTCAGCATGTGAGAATAGAGCTCATAGGCTTTACGCTGTGCAGCCGGATTGCTTTCAAAATCTGTCATCATGCCTGTGTGGATGCTCATGAAGACAGACTTCTCACGCTGGTTCATTGCAAACCCAAAACTCTCAACTTGCTCAGCCGCTTTCTCGGCCATAGCAGTAAGGTTCCCTGCCCGCTTGACCACAGAGCTATCACTCTCTGTACTCATTGGATCATCCACACGACGGACAGCCGCTTCCAATGCAGCCTGAATACGACGCTGGAACTTGCTCTCCAAACGATCCAGATTGGTGTCTTCGCCATAAGCCTGTTCAAACACAGCTTGTGTCTCGGCTTCCTGCTTGAGCACATCGAGATTGTTGCTGCCTTTGTCTTGGCTCTTGATGATGATCTCGCTGTTGAAACGGACTTTCTCAAATAGGGTTTTGCCCGGTCGAGTTTTGATCCCCAACAGACGACCCAACAGAACCAGTACCTTGCGGCCGACATTCTGCAATGGAGAGTAGACCTTAGTGTCCTGTCCGATCTTGATCAGCTTCTGGTTCGACAAAGTCCAAGAAATAAACTCTGACATTGCAGCAGCTGGATCATTCGCCTTCTCTGTGAGCTGTTCCTTCAACAGATTGGCAGCCCGATCTTCAGCCGTGTCTTTGGTGAAGCTCATGTTCATGAAGAAGTCTTTGAGGTTCTCCAACCGGCCAATGGCATCTGCCACATAGTCAGCACTGTTCTCTGGGTCTGCATAGTGATCGACCAATGTTCGGGCCGTCTGTGTATGCAGAGCTTCATGCAGCAGAGTTTCCGGAGACGCATTGGCAATGAACACCACTTTGTTCTTCGGATACATTGCACCGGCTTTGATGCTCACCGAGGAGTTAATTCCCAGTTCAGACCGGATGTCTTCCAGGTCAGCCTGTTCACCGACATAAAAGGTGTAATCTGCCAGACTGTCTTGCTCTGACAGCAGCTTCCAGAACACAGAGTTTTGCTCTGAGCTTGCGTCATTACGGGCTTTGAAGACGTCTTGTGTCAGTTGGGAACCAGTGAGCTTGACCGCTTCTGCACCTTCTACTTGCTCACCGATCTTCTTGAGCTGGTTCATCAGCTTGGCATTCGGCGCCTGAATAGCAGCAGCACGACGTTCTGTCCGAATACCTTCCCGAGCTTCTTCCAAAGCTTCTTGATAGAACTGGTTCAGCTTCTCAGCGATCATTTCAGGATCAAACGGAACAGAGCTTTCAACCACTTCACCTTCATTCACATGAGGCGCTTCGGCACCAGCCATGTGATCGATGTAGGCTTGGACTTTGGACAGGGCTTTCTTACGAGCCAGGTTCTGAGCCGACTTGGCTTGCAGTTGGGAACCAACACCAGAGATCAGATTGTCCACACCTGTCTTGTTGGACTTGGCCAACTTGTTGAGAGCTTCTTTGCCTTTCTCACCCAACTCATCGGGTTTGAACTGACGCAGGAAGTTCTGGTAGCCATCGTGAACCAATGTGGTCACGCTCTCTTCCTGCCACCCTTTCCAGACAGCCTGGTTGATCTGACGGGATGCACTGAAGACATTGTCGAGAGCAATCTCCACACCGTCGAACACCATCAGTGTCCGGTCCATATCTGCATCGCCGGCTTCAAGGATGTTGATGATCATCCGACCATCACCAGTACCAATCACCAGATAAGGCTGACCCTTCACACCCACGGCACCAGGCTTCGGAATAGTGGCACCACTGGACAGACGTTCCCGCAACGAAGACGAGATCTGGTTCTCGCTGGAGTATTTCTCGGATGCAACGATGTGGAATTCCTGAGCACCGTTATTGTAGATCGGAGCCACTTGAGATGCTTCCACGAAAGCTGTCTCGTAATCCTTCTCACTCAGCTGACTCTTCTTGAGACCTTTCTCGGTCCGGATACGCTCGATGGCCTTGTCATAGGCATCCTCGAACGCAATCCCTTGGATCTGAGTTGCAGTCCGAACAAGCTCCATGGCTTCACGCAAGCCACCTGTGGCTTCGTCGATCGCTTCGACAAGGGCTTCCCCTATCGTCTCATCGATCTGACCACTCAGGGCTTTTTCAAGAGGTCCCTCGATCTTTGATTTAATCGGGTTTTCCAGCAGTGAAATGATCTGGTTCCCAAACACAGCTTTCAGGGTATCCACCAGATCCGGGTTCTCAATGAACTTCGGATGCTGGTGCCATGGCTTGTTGGACTCAGCAATCTCACTCATCATCGAGTGCAGTTCGTCTTTGATGGCAGACGCCAGCTTGGATGCGATACCTGCTTTGCCCGAACCATAGAGCAACACCGTCAGTGGGTTCTTGATCAGGTTCCGGCCAATGTCGAGCTTGCCGTCTTTGAAGGAGAAGCCTTTCAGGAACGTGTCCATCAGGCCGAAAATCACCGGAGCATTCTCAGCTGTGTACGATCCCAGGTTCCGTTCCAGGCTTTGTGCAGCCACTTCGTAGAGGTCTTCTTTGTCCCCTGTGTGTTCTGCATCGCCTTCGATGTACCGGTTCAGGCTCATCTCTGAACCAGAAACGATCAGACCACCTTTGGCCATTAC